AGCCCTGGGAAGTCACCGTCTCAGAACTCAAGGACGCGCACGTAAGAAAGAGGGCGTCGGACTACTGGGTGGGCGAGATACCCGCGGGCGCCCTGTGGATCACCTTCGGGGTCGACGTCCAGTCGACCTCCGACCTGACGTATCAGTATTACGTCGTGCGTGCCTGGGGACCCGGAGGCGTCTCCTGGCTCGTCAAGTACGGTCGGACGTCGGGCTGGGATCAACTCTACTCCGTCGTCTACGAGACCGACTACGCGACGAAGGCGGGGTCTCGGCCGACGAAGCTACAGCCGCTGATCGACTCCGGATACAGGACGTCGGAGGTATACACCTGGTGTAACGAGCACGCGGGGATAGCGACGAAGGGGGACTCGAGTAGAAGGCGGCACATCAACTTTTCCGAGATCCCCCGGGCGCCCGAGTCGGACGAGTTGATCCCCTTCGTCTCCTTCGACCCGAACTACTACAAGACGGACCTGCACCGCCAGATCAAGGAGGCCGCGCTGTGGCACCTGCCGCGTGAGATGGACGAGGAATACTACGCCCACATGATCGCCGAACAGCAGGTCCGCGTCGTCGAGAGGAAGACGGGGCGGAACAAGACTGAATGGAAGCTGAGAAGCGACGGGCTCTCGAATCACTACTTCGACTGTGAAGTCCTGTGCCAGGTGATGGCAGACCTGGCAGAGATCAAGCTGAGGCCGGCGGTCGAGGAGGAAGCGCCGAAGGAGAGTCCACGCCGGGAGGAACCAACCAGGCAACGGAGAACGGAACCGCGGTCAGCGGAGGTGAGAACATTCTCATGAAGAAGGAAGAGAACCGGATGGAGAAGTTCGCGATCCAGCGAGAGGAGACGAAACCCGCCCCGAAGTCGAAGAAGTTCCCCTGTAAGTTCTGCGAAGGACCGACGAGGGTACTCACGACCTTCGGTCCACGGAAGTCCGACGAACTCGACGGTGGTACTATCCTCAGGCGTCGCCGCAAGTGCGAGAAATGCTACAGAACGTTCATGTCTGACGAAGGTTGCACTCAGTAATTGGTGCATATATAGGCTAATTGGTGCATATATGGACTTGTATTGCTGTTTGTGACGTTTTGAATGGACATGATACTACTGCCGTAGAAACAATCGGGCATGGCATCCCGGTCGACTACGGCTATCGAGGCGGACCTCGCGCTACTCAGGACGGCGCGGAGTAACCTACTCTCCGGCGGCGCCGTCAAGTCCTTCTCCCTCGCCGGGAAGTCCTTCCAGTTCGCCTCTCTCGGCGAGTTGACGGAGGCCGAGAACGGCCTTCTCTCCGAGCTGGGCGACGCCGAAAACCCGAACTCCGTCATCCTCCCCGACCTGACGCGGAGGGCGCTGTGAGTCAGCAGGTAGCGTCAGAACTCCCCCGTGAGGGCACCGAGAAGCGTACGGCCGAGAAGCGCCGCAAGCGTGCCGCCGACGACTACGTCAGGCACAGCGCCTCCCAGACGCCCATGATCGACAAGGCCATCGGGTACGTCTTCCCCGGATGGGGAAGGAAGCGCGCCGAGTCGAGGGCCGTCAAACGAAGCTACGACGCGCTGGACTTCGGCAGGGACCGGCCGACCCCCCGCAAGGCCGACCCCGGTCCGATCTCCGACAACCGGGCCTCCAGGTCCCGACTCCTCGACGACGCCAGGGACATGGACAAGAACAACAGTTTCGCGCACGGGGTCGTGAACGCCATCGTCGACAACGTCGTGGGCGGGGGTATACGACTCGAGGCCCGAGTGAAGACGTCATCCGGTCGCCTCCTCACCCCAATGAACGAAGAGATGGAGTCCCTCTGGGAAGAGTGGTCCCGCGGGGTCGACCCTGGGGGGAACCTCCAACTCTGGCAGATGCTGCGCCTCGCGGAGAGGGAACTCTGGGTCGCCGGTGAAGTCATCATCGTTTACTCGGAGGCGACCGACCGAAGGCGCGTCCCCCTGGCCCTCGAGATCATGGAGTCCGAAAGACTCGCGGCTCTCGATACGGGTGACTTTGGGTCGAACAACCTGACCGACGTCGGGCAGGGGAACAAAGTCATCCAGGGCGTCGAGTTCACCCCGTCGGGTTCGATCGCCGCCTATCATATCTTCGACCAACACCCGAACGACGCGTTGAACGTCGCGCAGACGCAGCGTATCCCCGCCTCGCGGGTAGCGCACCTGTTTCACCCCCGACGCCCGGGGGAGATCAGGGGGACTACCCGCTTCGCCCCCGTCACGAAAGCCTTCCAGGGGCTGAGTCAATACCTCGACTCCGAACTGACGAAGGCGAGGGTCGCGTCGATGTTCAGCGTCATGGTGACGCGCGGTCGTGGCCGGCAGGGCTTCGCACTCCCATCGACGGGCGACGCGACGGACGCACTGGACGCCGCGGGGAACACCATGGGCTATGTGGCTCCCGGGATGATCCTCACGGGCAACGTCGGCGACGACATCAAGGTGGCCGGACCTTCTATATCGGGGACGGCGTTCGATCCCTTCGTTACGTTGATTTTGAGAATGATCGCCGCGGGGCTTAACGTCTCGTACGAAATCATGACGCGGGACTTCAGTAAGCATAACTTCTCCTCGATCCGTCAGTCGTTCCTCGAAGACCGCCGGCACTGGGAACCCCGCCAGACGTACCTCGTCCAGACGTTCCTCTGGCGTGCGTGGAACGCCTTCGCGAGTGCGGCATTCCTCCAGGGGATCGAGCCCTTCGCGTCGATGCCGTTCGAGCAGACGCGTCAGGTGGCATGGATCACGTCAGGCTGGGACTGGATTGACCCGTTGAAAGAGAAACAGGCAGACGCCCTGGGAATCAAGGTCGGCCTCGAGAATGTCAAGAAGCTTGCGGCGCGCCACGGCGAGGACATCCAGCAAAACATCGAAGACCTCGCGGAGGTGAAGCGCCACTACGAAGAGAAGGAACTGGACCTACCCGAAGAGATATTCGGAGGAAGCGGGAATGCCGCGGAAACAGAAATCCCGGATGCGAAAGAAGCTGGCGGCGAAGAGAAACCAGCAGGCGACGATGCCGCCGCCGAGTGACGCTGTCACCCTCGAGAACTTCAAGCGGTCCGCGACGATCCACGAGCGGGTCGGGGGCACAGACGGAGAGAAGTCGTTCGAGTTGTCCTTCTCGTCGGAGACCCCGGTCAGGGACTTCTTCGGTCCCCCGGTGGTGTTACTCCACGAGGAGGGGGCCGCGGACTTCAGCCGTCTCGACTCGATGCTCTTCAATCACAACCCGGACAGGATCGCGGGCGCGATCGTCTCGAAGACCTTGGATAAGAAGAAACGGAAGGGGCGCGCCGTCGTCAAATTCGACGCGGACCCCGACGCGCAGTTGCTCCGCGCGAAGGTCGAAAGCGGCAGCCTGAAAGGAGTCAGCGTCAGCTTCAGCGCCTCCGAGTCCCAACGGATCGGAGAGGACGCAAAGTGGAAATCCCCGGAGGGCCGGTCGTTCAAAGGTCCTCTCGTCGTGGCCACCCGGTGGCAAGCGGTCGAACTCAGTTTGACGCCTATCGGGGCCGACCCCGCCGCGGGCGTTGGCAGGTCACAGATAGAGGAGACTCCTCCCATGGAGATGAACGCGAAACTGCGTGCGAACCTCGTCAAGAGGGGACTCGACAAGGATGCCACGGATGAGGCCGCGTGGGAATACCTGAACACGCACCCCGAGTTCGCCGCCGAACAGGAAGCGCCGCCGAAGCCGACTGTCGTGGCGATGTCCAACCCCTTCGAGAGGGGAGGCGTAATGACCTCAACGTCCACGAACCTGGTGAACGCCCCGGCGAATGGCGGCGACACGAACACCCCCGACGCGGTGGAGGCCGCCAGGGTCGGCGAGAGGAAGCGCCTGGGCGACATCCGCCGGATCGCCGACACCGTCGACGCCAACGAAGAGACCGTGACTAGGTGGCTGGCGTCAGGCGATAGCGCGGACAAGATTCGCGAGGAGGCGATGGACGGCTGGCGTGCTGCACATCGGCCCGTCGGTCAGACGCAGTCGGTCGACGTCGGCCTCGACCAACTGACGAAGTTCAAGAGATACTGTCAGGGCGGGATCTACAACCGCCTCAAGCTGAAGGCGGAACCCCACGAGAAGGTCCCCAACGACTGCCCGGAGTGGTTCTCCCTTCAGGAGATGGTGCGTGAAGTCTGCCGTATGAATGGCGACACGACCTCGCGCCACGCGCCGTTCAACATGGTCCTCCAGAGCCGTTCGTTCTTCCATTCGATTTCTCACTTCACCGAACTCCTCGAGAACACGGCGAACAAGCTTCTCCGAGCCGGGTTCGAGGAGGCCCCGACGACGTACCAACTGTGGACGAACCGTCAGGACGTCCCCGATTTCAAGACGAACAGCGCGGTCAACTGGGGGCACGTCCAGACGTTCCTCGAGACGCCGGAACTGTTTCCCATCGCCGAACAGACGATCCCCGACGCGAAGGAGACCTTCCAGCTTCTGACCTACGCTACGAAGTTCTCGATCTCGCGCCAGGCGTTCATAAACGACGACCTCGCGGGCTTCGCGCAACTGCCGAGGAAGATCGGCCAGGCGTCGGCGCGGACGGCGAACCGTCTCACCTACGACCACCTCTCGGGGTCGGTCACGATGACGGAAGACGCGATCGCGCTCTTCGCGACGACGCACACCTCGGGCACGAACCTCTCGGGGTCGACAGCAGCGCCGACCGTCGCGTCCATCACCGAGGGCCGCGAAGGGATGCGTCTTCAGAAGGGACTCACCGCGGACTCGACGGGGCCGGCGCTGAATCTGACCCCGAAGTTTATCATCGTCCCGGCGAACTACGAGACGGAGACGGAGCAGATCCTGAACGGGCTCTTCGTCCCGACCTCCGCTACGAGCGCGGTCACGCCGACGATGAGGACCTTGCAAATCATCGTCGAACCGTACCTGGATTCCCTCGACTCGACGGAGTGGTACATGGCCGTCGACCCGGCACAGCACGACACCATCGTAGTCGCGCGTCTCGCCGGACAGCAGGGACCGGCCCTCGAACGGTCGACCTCGGGAGATGTCCTGGGCGTCGCATGGACGGCGTTCATCGACATCGCCGCCCGAGCCATCGATCACCGCGGACTCTGGCAGAACACGTAGTCCACGGGGACTCAATCAACAGAACTGAAGAGGAGGTTAGAAGATGGTTGTCGAACGTAGATACGACCACGGGACCATCAAGTACACCGCGACGGCGACGATTACCGTCTCGGATGCGAAGGTGGTCGGGCCGTCAGGAGAACAGCGGGTCGTCATTCTGAAGAAGTCCGGAGTCTCGACAGACGTCGTCGCCGCGTGGACTTCAGGCCAGTTCTTCGGGCTGACGAAGACCACAGCCGCGGACGCCGCCATCGGCGAGAAGATGTACGTCGTCGCCGCCTCGGGGTCATTCACCTCCGTGGCGACTTCCAACGTCTTCGGCGGTTACGCACTCACGGCGCGGACGACCGCCCAGACGACGCTGGACCTCGACCTCTGGGCTCTCTGATGGCCTGGTCCGACCTGGCAAAACAGGTGACGGACTTCGCTGTGGCCGCCGGTACGCCTGAATCCGAGTCAATCGAGTTCAAGCGGATCGGCGGTCTACAGCCGGGCCAGGCGTCGTGGAAGACGGTTCGCGCCCAGAGATCGAGTGACCCGAAGACCATGGGCTTCGTCGCCGACAAGGGACGCGGGGCGGAGGTGATCGTGGTCTCGAAGACTGAAGTGCCGGAAGTGGCCGAACTCATCGACAAGGTCCGGATCGGCGGGACGAAGACGTACGTCGTCGGGGAGATACTCTCCCAGGACGCGGGCGGATTCGAGCTCTACCTGACATGAAAAGCGAGATCAAGTTCTCACTCGACGATACGGCGTTCCGTTCGATGGTCCGGGACTTCCCGAAGATCGTCAACGCCGAGAAGAACAAAAGCTTCAGGCGGTATGCCAACGA